CATGATCCTATATATTGATTGAAATTTTTTGCATTATTAAACATGGATTTCATAGTTTTAACTTTTGATACATTCCACTTTTGTAGTGATCTATTGAAATTTTCACATTCTTCAAACATAAAACTCATATCTTCAACAGAGCTTGTATTCCAATGTTCAATATCGGAATTAAAAGTTTTAGTTCCTTTGAACATATTTTTCATTGATATACAATGCTTCAAATTTGGTGTTCCTGAATAAGGTGCAATCGTAACATGATCAACATTTTCAAACATTGATTCCATGGTCATCCAAACATTAGCACCCCATTGAAGAATATGAACTCCTGTTAGTAGTCCCAATTGTTTTTCAAATGTTAGTGTTGGAACACTGATAACACCTAATTTTTCATTCTGAACGGTGCTGTAGCCGTAGTCCCATGGTAAAAATTGTGCTCTGTAATTATTATTTCTATTGAGCGAATCTAATTTTATGTAAAAATGATCAGGTGTACTAGACAAGGTTATTATTCCTGTATCTGTGTTAGTTGTTGTTCCAGAAGTATGTCCAATGACAGCTCCTTCTTTGGTACTGTATATTCTATAATTACTAATATCAACATCAGCATTAATGCCGCCATGACTCAAGTATCTATACTGTTTTTTCACTTTATTGTAGTAGAAATACAAGTCATGCCCCTTATCACTTGCACCACCTTTCAATTTGAATCTGTAATCATAATTACCATTTAGTTTTAGATAAACAGAACCACTTTTAGTACCACTAAATATAGTGTCATCATCTGTTAAAAATTCAACTATAAATCCGTTGTCAAATGTATCACTACTAGATATATCAACATGAATAGTATCAAGACCTGTTACATTATGTGTAATATCAACAGAATTAAGTGCATTTGTGCTCAAATTGTATTCTGTTTTCAACATATATAATGAGTAATATCCGTAAGTATTTTTCATGTTTTCCTCTATAGCCGCACTGATATTTAAAGGTCCAAAAGAACTTATATTAATCCTCTTTGTCAACATTATATAATTGTATAAACTTGTTACAAAATTTGATATGTTTAATGCTGACATGTTTCCATTTGTAAAAATATTATCTATGCTAATTAGAGAACTCAAATTCCATGAACTGATGTCTTTGTCAAAAATCGACATTTCAAATAAATTAGCCATACTAGTAACGTTAGTAGTGTCCCAATCATTTAATGATTGATTAAATGATGAGTTTTTAAAAGTACTACTCATACTTGTTATAAAACTTGTGTTCCAATCATTTATATCAATATTAAAAGACTTGTCTTCAAAAGAATTATTCATAGTTGTTGCACCCAATAATACAGTCTCTTTGGATATGTCATCAGAATCGAACTTATAATTTCCACTACTAATAGCATTAAACACATTTGTATTTATGTTTATTATGCTATCTGTTCCAAAAGGTTGTATGTATTCAGTGTAATAAATTGTATTATCAACAGTATTACTTGTATTTTCTCCGCAAATTCCTCCACATATATTTTCAATACCATTGCATGAATACACTGTCCCTAAATTTAATATAGTGCATTTTTCTAATATTCCATTATTATGACCAACAAGACCACCTGCGTTGTTTGTTTTTCCACCACAACTGTAAATATTTTCAAGACTACTCATTTTAAGATGTCTCAAAGCTGATTCATTGTATCCACAAAATCCACCTACATTATTAGTGAATCCACCATTATCTATGGACAAGTCTTTGCAATGATTTAATGTACAATATTCTACATGACCGTAATTTTTACCAACAATACCACCAATATTATTCACACTTACATGTTCAGATTTTATTTGCATTAAAAGTTCCATTTTAATGTCAATTGAATTACCATTATTCATACCCAATGCACCTCCACAAACTACATTGTTACAATGAGAACCGTTTATTGTTTCAACAATATTGATCATACAATTTTCAATATTTGAACTATAATCAACATATCCAATTAGACCACCTATATATGCATTTTTGACATTATTTATTAAAAGTTCTCTCAATGTTTCAATAGAACATTGAAAAATTGTATTATTTACACCACATAATCCAATAAGTCCTCCTGTGTAAGTATCATTTTGAATATGACTTACATTTATACTTACAAACTTTACTTTACAATATTCAATATTTGAATCATTTGAAAATTGAACAATACCAGAAAACCCTCCGTGTTGTATATTATCGATGTTAACATCTATGTTATTTATGATTACATTTTTAATATTACCATGTGCACAATTACTTGTTATACCACCACTAAAACAATTAAGTGCCTGAGTGCATTTTAGTCTTACATTATCTATAGTAATGTTTTCAATAGTTCCATGATTATTTTGACCAACAAGTGCTCCGTATTTTACATTACATTGTGTTCCAATATTTAATGATACTTCATCAAGTTTCATATTGATATCACTTAAAGACCCTTTATTACATCCTATAAGAAGACCAAAAATACTATGAGCATCACTTGTAACATTATATTCCAAATTTCCATTCATTTCAAATGAAACATTATTTATGGTATTTTCGTTAGTGCAACATAAAAACCCAAATGTATTTTCTTCATTTTCATTGTAATCAATATTTCCAACTTCACAAATAACATTTGCATTTTTTATATGTCCTTCATTATACACAACAATTTCGGATTGAGTGTTCAATTTACAATTATTAAAGTCAAGTGTAACATTTGGACCAACAAAGTTTACACTTTTACTGATGTTTATTTCTTGTTCTTGTTCAAATACATATACAACTTCATTATCAACATTCGTTGCTATGTCATAAACTAAAGTTTTCCATTCACAACTATGATGATTACCGTTTAGTTTATATTTAATCATACTTAATATTAAGTATATAATTAAAGTATATAAAATACACATCATAAACTACACCCTTTGTATTGGTTTAGGAATATCATTGTTTCGTTGTTCAATAAGATTATTAATTAAACTTTTTGTTTCATCTTGTTGAAGGTAATCTTCTGATTGTATAGAAACATCTTCACCTTCATTCAAGTCAAAAAATGAATGTTGCATGTTTTCATTATCTAAACATGAAAAACTTGTGCTGTAATTTGATGAAAATGAATCAAATGAGTTTATATCTTTTTTTTTCATATTTTCTATATAATCAAATGCATCTTTTCCACTATATGCCATATCTTGGTATATTATAGACGGTACAGAACGTATATTATGCTGTAATGAAGCAGGATTGTCTATGTTAATTAGTTCAAACAAATATTCAATTTTTGAATTTGTTATCATGTCTTTAAGTTTCATTGATGGTTTTGATTTTGTACTGTAATAAAATATGTAATCTTTTTTAATTAGTTCTTCAAGTGGGACTTGTTCCATTAAAGTACATATTATACTTTAATTAAAAAACATACGCAAAAATTCTTTAATGTAATAAAATGAGCCTTTATATTCAGTTACAACGTAATTTAAATTGATGTCGTTAAGATACAATATATTTGTGCAACATTCATTTTTAATATGTCTATTTTTTAATATACATGGCTTACAAATATCAGAGTTGTAACATAATACACCACATTTACACAAATTCCAAGGTTCAGATAACATGTTAACATATAATATGAACTATATATTAAACCAAGAATTTCTTCCCCTCAAATAATGATTCCCTTCTTTTCCATTAATGTTTCTCTACTATTACTCATTGATGCACTCATCTTAGAATATAACGATAAAAAATAATTCTATGCCAGTGTTGTTAAACCAAGAATTTCTTTTTCTTCTTTCGTGTATGGTGAGTACATACAGTCTAATTCGCGAAGAGATTGGACTACATTTACACTTACTCCTTTTCTTGACTTTGTTTCTATACACTTGTCTATCATCCGTTCACTGAATGATAAAATTCTCTGAAACCAATTCGTCCAATGAAGCTTGGCGTACATCGGTGGAATTTGTCCACTCTTTAGAGGAACAACAGCCTGATCATATAATATGTTCTCTAGATTAGGTATAATTGTATCTTTAGAGGATGTCACCAACCAACCCAAGAATAATCTACATATATCAGACTTAGAAGGTGTAGATAACACTTCGTGGATAAGATCCTCGTTAAATATAAGAATATGTCCTGATTTTATTTCGATTTTTTGTTTTTTGGAAGTATCTATAGATTTTGGATCAACTTTTGCGAAACCTCCGTTATGTAATTTTGTCATTCTGTGAGTTCCAGGTATACACGAAAAATATTGAGACACAGTGTCTAGATTTATCCATCCACCATACACAATATCATTTGGTTTTGTGTTAAATGCTTCGTCACGATGCCAACTTTCGGCTGTTGGTTTTAGTCCTTTTTTTCTATACATCATTCTGTCAATGATTTGTATCAACTTTTTATTTGTTTCAATTGGAATGACTTTAGTCACTATATCCATTGTTCGTAAACGCAATTTTCGCACGAACGGATTATGAAAGCTAGCTGCATTACCCAATGCAGCAAAATTCCCCAAAACAAGTTCATCATGGTTTTTATATTCTGGAAATGATCTACACGTTTCAAGAAATTCAGATCGCAATGTATTGATTTCTGAACAGAAAGCAGGAATTACAATGTATCCTTGTTCAACTATCATTTTTTTCATAGAATGTTTATAATCTTTAAGTATTAATTAAACACTTGAAAATCCATGACCACGTAAAACTAAAAATGCCTGACAAGCTTTATCATAGTCATAACCACCATGATATCTTTGACAAAGAACTGGATTAAGTATAACTTTACCATGTCCGTCTGTATTTAGTGGTTTTGTCCCCCACCCTAACTTGTGACTCCATAAACCTATAACCTTGTGTTTTAAAACTAATTTCCTTTTCTTTTTCAGAAGTAAAGTGCAATCTTTGTATGCAAAATTCAATACCTGTAGCATTTCTGATTTTTCTAAATCTATCATATTAATAGTTTCCATTAAACTGTTATATACCTTCTTTAGGTTTTTTGAATTTCTATCAAAATATTCAATGTTAAGAATCCACCAAGGGTCTATCATAAAACCTAGTGCGTATTCAGGAAGCATATCAATGTGTAATTTAATATTGAATATTGCGCGATTACTTAATAACTGAGTGCCCAAATTTTTATTAAAGCTACTTGTTGTTTGTCTAATAACACGTTTTAAATGTGTGTTACTACAAAAAGCGTTTACATTTAATGTAATATATGGATTCTTGAACAATTTTCTATTACAACACAAAGAAGTAATACGATTAATATTGTAAAATTTATCAACCATTATTTTGTTTTGTGCATAAAAATGAAAGTCAGTTGAAACACCTGCTGGTTCATCATTAGATTCAACAACAAGAAGAATTTTACGCCAACCATTTTTGGGTTTCTTTTTCATTTGACTTTCAATGTTTCCTGGAACTTTCTCTACAATATTTCCGATTTTTTTAGAATTTGATACTGTTACACCATCATCTAGTATTCTTTGAATTGCATCTTTACAACTTTGCCAATCTGTGTTTTTATGAACTATTTTCGCAACATTTCGTGATATGTCTCCTGGAACAGATTTATGTATGCGATATCCATTTATTTCAGGATGGTTCATGGCATAAGAATAACAATTAGAACCTCTTATGTTTTCTTTGAATATTTTTCCATGATCCTCAAATGTCCATTCACTACCGCTAATGGGACACAAGAACTTTTCTTTCATTATAATATATGGACATATATTTTATAAGACATGGGTTTTCATGTACAAATATACATTATTTAAACCCAAATACAAACGTTTTAAATGAAAAATACTATAATGATCCGTTATTGGCAAATACTGGTGTTAAAGATTCAAAATCTATGGCTAAATTTACAAAAACTATGAAATATACTATTGCTGCATGTAGTTCTTTAAATAGGGCAATTGAAACAGCACTATTAATGTTTCCCAATGATTACATATTTGTAATTCCGTATGTAAAGGAAATTAGAGACACACCTGATTGTACATCAATCAATCTAGAAGAAAAGAAGAAACTGTTTAAAAAATTATATCCAAAACAATACAAGAGACTTATATTTGATTACATTGATAATGAAAATATAAACACATATAGCTATCCTAAATTTAAAAAGTTTGTAACAAAAAACTTCAATAATCATACATTATGTGTGGTTACACATAGTCTTTTCATGATTAAACATTTGAAAGTTCCAAGGAAACCTTTTCCAAATAACAATTGTATATACAAAATTGACAAAACTTTGATACATAAAGGAACAATTCAAGATAAAAATACAATAAATGTTTCAAGATGTCTAAAAAGATAAACATATTCATTTGAATAATTTAATTGCTTCCTTTAGGGAAAGATTGTTAGAAGGTGCACATTCAAGTAATTCTGATATCATAGTATTTTTCTTTTCCTGTAGTTTCATTATTCTATTTTCAATATATCCTGTTTTTTCGTCATTTATGTCATTTATAATTATTTTATAAACATGAACTTCTTTTTTTTGTCCACTTCTATGACAACGCCCAATAGCTTGATATTCAATACTTGGATTCCAAGTTGGAGATGTTATATATACCCAGTTTGCTTCCTGTAAATTGTATCCAACACCTCCAACATTTATTTGCATAAATAATATATTCAATGTTTTACTTGTTTTAAAAATGTTAATGATATTTGTCCTCTGATCAAGATTCATACAACCACTAATATGACTGCATTCATAGCCTTGTTTTACTAATTCTTTTTTGTAAATTTTCATTTCTCCTATAAATTGAAAAAATACAAGTGCTTTTTCATCATTTGGTTTTCTCTGTATTAGTTTTACAAATGTGTTGAGTTTTGTACAATTTCCTGTATAAGGTGGTGATTTTTCGTGATATTTTTTATCCAATCCATCAATAAATAATTGTGGACTAATGCAAAATTGTCTCATGCGAAGAAGGTGTTCAAGTATTTCCATCATAGCATTTCTTTTCTTTGCTTTAGCAACCTTAGATTTCATTTTTTCAAAGGTTTCGTTGTAATGTTTTAGTTCATCGCATGTTTCAAAGGGAACTTCTACATTTTCTATGATACATTCAGGTAATTTGAACTCTGGTCTTTTTATTTTAACTTGTTCTTTTGTTCTTCGCATTATCATTTTTTTAACGATTTCATTCTTTTTCGTTTGACATTCGTTTTGTGAAATACCAAAAAAACTCATCAAACTTACGAAATCCGACATAGTATTCATAACTGGTGTTGCACTAAGCAACCACTTGTATTTAGTGTATATTTCCTTACATGCTTTGTGCAATTTTGATTTGCTATTTTTAATAACATGTGCTTCATCAATAATAAGCCGATCCCAATAAATATTATGAATTATTGTTTTTGAATACTTTTCATCATATAGTAATTTGCATTTTGATTCACGTCCATAAACTTGAGTAATCCCCATAATTACTACATTGCATTTAGATTTGTCAAAAATCATTTCATCTTTTTTCAAATTTTCAATTTTTATTACATTTAATGCATCAGTATAATTGCTTATTTCAGTGCACCATTGATTTATTAGACTTTTTGGAACAAGAACCAACGATTTTGACACCTTATTTGCTAATATAAGTGCTATCATTTGAAAAGTTTTTCCAAGACCTACTTCATCTGCAAGTAATCCACCATAATGTTCTGAATTGTGTTCTTTATCAAGTGCCCATTGTATGCCATCATATTGGTATTCTTTTGGCTCTACTTTTAGATTTGTATAATCCATGAGTACTTGTATCTTAACTACATTAGTTCTTGTACCTTAAGTAGTTTTTTATAAACATCTTTATTTGAACATTGCGAATACAATAATTTTCTTTTCAGATGTTTCAGTAGTGGTCTTAAATGAACAAGTTTTTTCATAACAGGATTTATGTATAAACATTCTTGTGCTTTAACTTTATTTTCAATTTTGTAATCACTTGGTATTCTATCTTTTGCACCTTTTTTAGCAGCAGTTTCCTCAGAAGTTATCTTTGAATTATGCATAATAACGACATCTTTCATATTTAATACTCCTTTAAAATGATCTGGAATATATATGTATTCAAAAGGCAACCAAAAACACTTACACCATTTTAAACCATTTGATTTATCAAATGCCATTGAAAGAACTCTGTCATCCGCACACTTTTTGTACTTGGATGAATTTAATTTTAATCTCCATAAATCAACTAATTTTAGTGCATTTTTTGTGTTTCCAAAATACATAATACCACCGCTTGTTTCAAATACAAATGGATCGTACACATTAAATACACGCATGTCTGCGTTCCAATTAAAAGCCCCAAAATCAACACCTTTATATGACATATATTCAAACAATTCTGGATATTTCATTATTTTCATGTCCATGTCAAGGTATACAACTGGTTTTTTATGTTTCAATATCATTTTTTTAATAAATGTTGGTTTATAGTTTATGTTTAATTGATAGTTCCTATTTTCAAACTCTTTCATGTACACTAAGTCAGATTGTATATTCATTTTAATACATGTTTTAGACATTCTTTCAGCTAATCTTTTATAGTTTCCCCACCAATAAGAAACAACTACAAAAGCTCCCATAATATAATTTATATTAAATTTTCAATCTTTTTAGGCATTCTTATTTGCTTGAACTTTGCATCAAATACAAACGTATTATTACTATGTTTTGTATAAACAAATTTGTAATTGTTCTTTAATGTGTGTAATTTATATCCCTTTTCTAATGCACATTTTAAAAACGTTACATCTTCCGCCAAATTTATGTTTTTGAATTTACATTTGTTTGTAATACTTTTTCTAAATGTTAATGTTCCACATGCATAACCATTGTACCATATATTTTCATGTGTTTTTTTATCCGTTATATACAATTTGTTATTTATGTGATAATATATATTGTTGAATACTGTTATATCACATTTCTTTGAAATTATATCAGAAACTTGGACATTTATTCTGTCATTTGCGTAAATATCGTCATCATCCCAAAACATGATTATGCTTCCTTTTGCATTTTGTATAGCAATATTTCGTTTTTTACCTACATTGTATTTTTTATTATAATGTAGGTACTTTATACTTTTTTCAAAATTATTTATTTTTAAATCTATAGATGTGTCATCAACAATAATAAGTTCTTTATTTGGATAATCTTGATTCAAAAAATATTTAATTGAACGTAACATGTAGTTGTGTCTATTGTATGTTGGCATTATACAACTTACCAATGGAAGTGTATCTGACATGATCTTATTATTAACATTTAATTAATTTTATTGATCTATGCGCCTTGAAGTTTTTTCCAAGAGGACATATGTATATTTTAACTCTTTTTTTTATACCATACATGGGAATTGTGCAACCATATGAACTTTTGTCTGTAGTGCATTTTGCCCTAAAAGTTTCGTAAAATTTATATATTCTATTGTAATCTTTCTTAGTGTCAGTATATTTAGGTTTGTTAAACTTACACAATGACTTTTTATATATATCATTTTGAACTTTATTGTGAAGTCTAAATAACCAATAGCTTAATGTTTCTCTGCTTTCAAATACACACATGTCTAATTTTAGGGGACCTTTTGATATTATTCTTGTATAATTGTCTCTACATGCACCACAAGGAAGAACGTCTTTCAAATGTTTGAAAAATAAAAAATATCCTTTTTTCATCCCCGATTTTTCAGGATCATAATTTTGTGAAATAATATGTAGAAAGAACCAAGCTGGAGGACCCCATACTTTTGTCTGAAACCCATTTCTGTTCATTAATAGTACATGAGAGTTTATTAATATTAATCAAATATGATTCTATGTAAATATTGAAGTGTTTAAATTTATGATATGTATATTCATGTAATAATAATATTGAATTCAATTCATTTCTAATATTTTGTATTAATTCTATATATCTTTTGAAAAGTTCATTAGTGTAATTATTTTGAAGATCAACTTTCATACATTTAAAAATACCTGTTAAATATTTATAATAAATATCCGTAATATGCATAATTTTATACACATTTCCTATTATTATGTATTTTTCTAAATATTTCTTGTGTTCATTTAATATATTCATATAATGTATAACTTTGAACATATATGTTCCATTGATATATTCTATTGGATTAATCATGTGTATATAATAATGAAGAATTTAAAGAAAAAAATAGTACTAAAAAACAATGAATATTATACGAATTATGCACCATGATACACAGGGTCTTGCAAATGACGCTATTATACTCAAAGAAGTTTTAAAAGATTATTATGTAGAAATATTTGTTTATAGCGAATTAAATTTAATGCACGATGTTGAAATACAAAATATGAAAAAAGCAAAAGTTCAAATATTTTTAGAACACATATATAAAAATACACTGAAACATGCAACAACCAATATATTTGTGCCAAATATTGAATGGTGTAATAACAAAGATTATCAATGTTTAATCAATGACAAAAATATGCATGTTTTTGCAAAAACTGTTACAAGTCTCAACCAACTTTCAAACTTTAATATTCCAAATAAAGTTGTATTTACATCATGGACATCTAAAGACATGTATAGTCCAGAAATTAAAGAAGAACCTTCATGTTTACATGTTAAAGGTATTTCAAAATACAAAAATACACAATTTCTTCTTGATACCTGGTTAGAACACCCTGAATTTCCATTACTTCACATTGTTCATTACGGAACAGAAAATTCCAATGGTTATCTTAGACTCGACAAACCTATAAAAATAAGTTGTAATATTATACTTTATCAATACAAGGTTGACGAATATACTCTAAAATATCTAATGAATAAATGCAAATATCACATATGTCCTTCATATTCGGAAGGATGGGGTCATTATATTGTTGAAGGAATGTCATGTAATAAAACAGTTCTTACAACAAATTTACCACCAATGAACGAACATGTTAAATTCAAAGATAACCTAATTGATATCAAAGTAGACAATGTAAAAAATATCAATATGGGTCATGGTGCAACATTAGAATCTACTCATTTAGTTGATGCAATCAAAAATATGCTAAAAAATACTCCCAAAATTGAAAATAGAACACATTATTTAAAAAATAAGGACTTTTTCACAAAAAGAGTTCAAGAATATTTCAAAACTCTAATGTGATTATTTACTTTTATCATACCATTTTTCCTTATGTGCATACAAAATCTTCTATGTTCATTAGTAACATTTGAATATACGAATTTCCATTCACTGTTTATAAATGCAGATGAACGTATTAATGATACACCATTGTAACAACTATATATAACATCATCTTCACTTAGGTATTCATTATTGTAACAATTTGTATATCCTTCTTCATCAACACATACAGGACACACCATGGCTATTTTCCTAGATTTTTTAATACTTTTTAAAAGTTCTTTAAAAACATGCAATTCAAAATAGATGTCTTCATCAACTACAAGCGAATACTTGCAATTTTCATTTTCATTTT